CGCAGAACTTCTAACACAATTCACGAAGCTATCGGCTATCGGCAAGAACGCTTGCGTGCCAGTCTGCCCTGCATTGTGAACGTCCGTCACGGCCTTGCGGAAGGTCATATTGCAGTCGGTGACGACAGTGAAATACTTTGCCGCAGTCGCCTTCTGGGTGTCATTGAACGTTCCGGCAGAGTAGTAGGAAGCGGTGATTTTGATGCCGGAACTCACGGCATTGCTGACATCAGCGGAACCTTGAATTGCGGCGCGGTAGGGGTCTTTGGGACATCCAGCCAGGAAGGGGATTAGAACTAAAAGCAGGACTGCGTATTTCTTCATTCGTCACCTCGCTAAAAGTTGTACTCCTACTTCAGGCCCTTTTCAATGTCTTTCTGCGGTTCATCTTCCTCATGCTCATCCGCTACTTTTCTCCATTGCCGGGGTGTTAGTTTTATCGCTTGCTCCCCTGCCAGCTTCTCTGCGCCCGCAAGTGCATCAGTTAAATGCGCGGCAATAAACTCGCTGCGCGAAACGAATCCAACTTGCTTGTGAGGACTGTGCCAATCATCAAAAGCCAATTCAACCATTTCAACAGTGATTCGCGCTCGTGTTCTGAAGGAAGCGGTCGGGGGCGGGGCTGCGGCGACCAGTGCGTCACGCATGTGCATGATTTTCTCGGCCAGAGCGAGGCTTACTTTAGCCGTTTCGTTTGGCAGATAATCTAAGAATGCTTGCACGGCTGCCCGCAGCGGCTCCTCAAACGTTGGGGCGGACACGCACAACGGGCAATCAAGCCCATCTATCGTTCGCAACTGAATCGGCCTGTGATTATTGGCACAGGTATAATCCCATTGCTTCAAATCGCCAAGCTCCCATTGCACCGGCCCCTCGCTGGAGGCAAGGGCGGCTGGCTCAAGTAATTCCTTGAGAAAGTGTACGCTCCAATCTTCGCCGCTATCGCCAAAGCCCCCCCCACCCGCAGGTGCATTGAATCCATGCATCGCTGTGGTCTTTATAGGCGATAGGTTCGTGCTCCACCAGCGCCGCTCGCATTCGTTCAGTCTCCATTAGCGCACCTTGTCCAAAATTGAACGCACCTTTTCTTCGTGGCTACGGTAGTTTATGCAATTAGGGTGGGAACAAGCTCTAGAGACACAGGATGAAACGCGGAGTTCATCTGCGAATCTACGCAGCTCTTCTATAGCAATTTTTATCCCGCTACTGGCTTTCTTACGTTTTTGCATCGCCCACCGCCTTCTGGAGTTCGGCCCCGCGCTCCAACTCCTTGACTGCATTGCGCAGGCAATCCCGATATGACCTGCGTAGAAGCGGGTCTGTTACGGGCGAATCGAACTCATCAACATACTTCTTAGCCCACACCAGCAAGTCCTTGTACTTTTCAATCCGCTCGGCCCGCGCTCGCGCTGCGACTTGGGCGAGAAGTCCCATTACTCGCAATTCTTCCATATAATCGTGGCCGGGGTCTTTGCAGCCAATTAGAGAGCAAGCGCCTGTTTCGATTCTGTGTGCATTACAAAGCGAGCATCTACTGCCGTCACCATAGCCTAGAATCTCTCGCGCCACAGCCCGCAGCTCGTCATTCGCCGGTGGTGGGGCGGCGGCAGGTTCTCTGCTAGGCACAAAGAAGTGTTCGTTCCCTTGAACGCTGGAAAAATGATTCGGGTGATTGTGTGGCTTACCGCACGCTTCGCAAAGTTCGTCGCTCATCGTCTCCTCCTTTATCGGCCCCCTGCGGTCAGCCTAGTCGAGCCTCAATGTAGAATCCTCCGTAATAACCATTGTGCTCGTTGTGGTTCGCCATCGCGAATTGCCCCTTTGAGGTTTTCACCACGAGAAATTGAACTTCATGCTCATCGTACTCCGCTTGAATGTTCGGAGCGTCGCGCAATTCCAGGTCTGTAAGTTTCCCGCCGACGTAGTCCTCGAAATTATCGTCTGTGCTCATGTACCGATGCTCGCAGCAGGATTGTCCGCTATCCCGCAAGGTGAGTACTGTGTTGTCCTTGAACGTCAACGACAGGCAATCGTTCTCCAGCTTGATAGCTGATATTTTCTTGCCAAGCGAGGCTTTGACTGCTTTCACAGTCTCTTCGTTCCCGCCGAGCGATTGAATCATTACCCCGATACCCGGAAATTTGCTCATCGTCCGCTCCTCTTCATTCCCCTGCCTGATAGCCGCTCACCTGCCAACTCTGCTGCGCGCCTTCTGTAATCCGCCGCTGCCTCGGCGCAACTAGTGACGCCAGAGCCATCGTCAAGCCATTCTGCTTTTGTGCGCCATTCCTCCGCCTTCGCTTCCAACAGCGCAAGTACCGCCGCCCGGTCAACTGCTTCACTGCTTTTCAGCGATTGAAACTCCGCTTCTTCGAGCGAAATGTCGGCTCGCCAGACGCGATTCTCATGGTCGTAGCAGAAGTATTTCAGCAGGGCGTCCGCTATCGTCGGCATGGCCTTGATGGAGTCAGTGATTGTCATGGTTTCTCCTTACTAGGTGACCAGGAAACGGACTGGGCGACGAAGCTCTTTCTGGCTTCTCGCAGTTCAATTAACAATGGCTCCAGCCACTTCCATTCCTTGTAGTCAAATTCCAAAAGTGTGCCGTAGTGCGAGGCCATAACGCCGGGGTCATAGCCCCTCAACTCCAAACCAAACTCTTTCAATAGGTCCCGCAGGAAATCCATACGCTTAATCAGTTCGAGTTTTTCAGCTTTCTTCATTTCAGCGTCCGCGCTTTCTCTAGCCAGAAAAGCAACAGGACGAATATCTGTCCTGCGAAAAAACCAGTGACCAGCCCGTACCAGTAAGCAGGATGGGTAAAGAAAGTGTATTGGGTAAAAAACTGCTTCCACGCGCTCATTTTCCCGCCCTAAATCCACTATGTTCCTTCATGGCTGTCGCCTAACTATTCTCGGCCGAATCTTGCCTTTCGCGTAGCAGGTATAGCTGCCGTCAGGCTCCTCGACCGCTGGCCATGACTCAAAATCGTCAGCACAACTTACCTCTGATAGCTGTTCGCACTTCACCTGATGCGCCTGCCAGTAGCGGTCGGAAGCGTATTTCCCGTCGCGGTAGGAACGCCAGCACGCCAAGCAACATACAGCGACAACCAAAGTCACAAATAGAGCTTTCTTCATATGCTTGCCGTAATGCCAGCCAGTAGCAGCACTGAACGAGCCTGCCATTAAGGCCGTGACTATCAAATCTCGCGTGTGTTCCTTCATGCGCCCCCCCCTGCTGCTTTGGTGGAATCTGCCATGCTGCCCTCCGCTTACCCCTCTAGGATGCCCGCCGTGGTGCGATTTAGGTTTATGAAGCCCGATGCCACGGCATCTCGCTTCCCATTCGCCTCCGCCGATTGACAGTGGTACAGGCACCCTAGACGAGAAGCAGACTCACCGCTTTGGCCTAACTTCCAGAATCCTCTTTTTGCGGTTCTCAACGTATTCTAGCCATTCTTTTCGGAGCGGCACCCGGAATACGCTCCTTTGCCTCCCAAACTGCCTCTAGGGCACGCGAAATGGCGGGTTCTGGCCATTCCTTGCGCTTTCTTGACCTCCACAAATGGTGCCCGACGCGAATCAGCAATAATTCATGCGCTGCGGTCGGCCTGCCGTCCATGCGTTTGTCTCTCATCTTCCGCCTAGCCCCTGCCATAGCCAATCTAAGGCTGCGTCCGCCAAAACCCATGCCACCCAAAGGAAGCCAAGCCCAATCGCTGCCCAATAGAATGCCTTGAGTACTAGGCCTAGCTTGATGCCCCGTCTTTCGCGTTTCCAAAACTTGCGAATAGCCTCGCGCTCCTGTTCTTCGCGGATGTCCAGCGCCTGCAAAGCTACTTCCACGTCGTGGCGGGACGGGTGGTCGATATGCGGCCCTTCATAGCGCCTAGAGAGCGTCACTTAAGCACCATCCGGTAAGGGATACGGAAGTTGATAATCGTTCCCGCTGCTGAGTGGACATACACGTCGAAGTAGGTTTTCTCGCGATAATACCAAGCCACTTCGCTGAGTTTGTGTGGCTTGAGGTCGCATGGAACCTTTTTGATTTTGGGTGCTTTCATCATTTCGCGCTCTCCTTTTGCTGGCGGCGTGCGGCCAACGGTCTGCCACAGCTAATGCACTTCTTCGGCTCAGGCACTCGCGGAATCCATTCCGTCTTACAGGTCGGGCACTTCACCGTTGGCAGCTTCATTTTGCCTCCGGCGTGATTTCGGCTAGGATTTCCCGCTCAAGAGCGCCTAGCTTATCTTCTTGCTCTACCACTTTGCCGATGAGAGCGACAAGCCAAATCCGTTCGCCATTCCATTTCGACGGAACGTAGGTGGCGTGCAATGCTCGGCGGCTGCAAATCTCAAGTGGCCCATCAATCTTCTGCACAAGGCCAACATACACAGGGTCACTTCGTCCACCGTTCGATGGCTGGCCTTTTTTGTCAGATTTCCAATAGGCAATCTTCGCGCCTGATTTTTGTAGCTTTATAGCGCGTGCCTTTTGCTCTTTAGGCAGGTAGGCGATAAATCCAGAAACGGCTTCTTTTAAGGAGCCGGAGCCGGAGCCGGAGCCGGAGCCGGAGCCGGAGCCGGAGCCGTAGCCGTCGCCGGAGCCGGAGCCGTAGCCGGAGCCGGAGCCGTAGCCGTCGCCGGAGCCGTAGCC